CGCTCAAGGACATTGAGGCCACCATCAACCAGTACGGCGACTGGATTGAGCTGACCGACGTGCTGGCCGATACCCATGAGGATCCGTTGATTGCCGAGTTCTCCGACATCCTCGGCGAACAGGCGGCCATCATGCGCGAGCGGATCACCGCCGGCGTCGTGCTCGGCGGAACCAACGTGGTGTTTTCCGGCGACACCGGTGGCACGCAGGCGACGGCTCGCACCGGTGTAAACAAACCGCTCACCCTTGAGCTTCAGCGCAGGGTGACGCGGATGCTCAAGCGCCAGCTCGCGCAGCCCATCACCTCGTTCGTCAGCGCGTCTCCCAACTTCAAGACCGAAAGCGTGCTGCCTTCGTATGTCGCCATCTGCCATACCGAC